AAGTCTGCATCGTGCAGACAATTATTTACCCCACTGAGGCCATTGCAAATGGTGTGCAGCCCTAAATGTGCATTCGATCATGCAAGCACGCTCAGGGAGAAAAAAGACGCAGCCGAGGCGCGTTTAAAGCGTTCTGAGCATAAAGCAGAAAAGGAAGCCGCTAGGCCATTGAAATGGTACGAGGACAGAGCGCAAAAGGCTATCAACCATTGGATAGTCCACGTTAGGGATAGGGATGAGAATTGCATAAGCTGCGGAACAAATAACCCGCGTGTTTTTTATGCCGCAGGGCATTTTAGAACAAGGGGCGCAGCAAGTCAGGTTCGATATAACGAGGACAATTTACACAAGCAATGCAATTTTTACTGCAACTCGCAATTATCGGGGAATATCATCAACTACCGTCCAGCTCTAATCGCCAAGATCGGGCAGAAACGATACGAAGCGTTGATGAACAACAATGAATCGCACCGATACGCGATCGAAGAACTTGAAGCAATTTGGTCAAAATACACAAAACTAACGAGGGATGCGAAGAAATGAAAATTCCCTCGGCTCATCCTTTACAATTAGCACAAAATAGCTTTACAATACCATCCTGAGTTGCCGAAAGGTGACTCGTTTGGCAGTAGCGATTGGTTGCTCTTTCGTTACGGATGCAGTCCTAGCCGCCTGCATCCGGCCAGACTCACTACCAGACGGCAAAACTAGCTAGGGAGTAATCATGCAAGCTCAAGAATTATTTCTCGCGTCAGGAAAATCCGCTGGCGTTTTTTATTGCACCTCCTGCAAAGTAGTCCGCAAAACACATGAAGAGGCAGAGGATTGCTGCTCGCCATGCAAGTGCCAGCAATGCGGAGTTGAAACCGAGCATTATAACACAATTTGCAAGGCTTGCCAGCGAAAAAAAGAACGCGCCGCAGAAGTCGCGAGATTTGAAAAGGCAGAAAAGTTAACCTCGTTTGACGGGTGGCTATTTTACGGCGACAAATACTACGAAACAATGTGCGATCTACTGGATGATATTGACGATGACGCCGACATACCGGAATATGTTTGGGCGACAACTGTGTGCCATTTTGTCCGGCTCGAAATTGGAGCAGTCGAGGAGCTATCTGTTGATGTGGATAGCGCATACGAAGATTTCGATTCTGCGCCGGATGGTCTTGATGAATTAAAAACGTCAATCGAGGCATTCAACAAAGCGAACGCACATCATATTTCATATATGGTTGATTATTCCAAGGCTGTTTTGGTATCAAAGGAAAAAACATGCTAAACACACCCGCATTACAATCAAATTCAGCAACTATGTCGAGCTTGGAGCTTGTCGAGTTTATCAATGCCGACAGAAAAGAGCGTGGCGATAATACGGAGCTTGCTCATTCCGACTTTCTAAAAAAGGTCGCGGCCGTCATAAAAGATGCGAGAAGTTTTTCCTCCATCTATTTTGATAGCATGAACCGAGAAAAGCCGTGCTATAAATTCCCAAAACGCGAAGCATGTTTGCTGGCGATGAGCTACAGCTACGAATTACAGGCAAAAGTATTCGACCGCATGACCGAGATGGAAGCAAAGCAAGCGCACCAGATACCGCAGACGTTTTCCGCCGCCCTGCGTCTCGCTGGCGAGCTACAGGAAAAAGTCGAATCCCTACAGCTTGAGGCCAAAGAAAACGCTCCAAAGGTCGAATTTGCTATGGCTGTGCGCAATCTTGACGGCTCATGCGAGCTCGGGCAATTTTCCGCGCTGATCGGAATAGGCAGAAACACATTCTTCAAGCAATTGCGCGCCGATAAAATCCTGATGATAAGCAATCGGCCTTATCAGGAATATAAAGACCGTGGGCTTTTGATTGAGATTGAAAGCCTGCCATATACCGACCTGCAAGGGAAGTCGCATCCGACATTCAAGACGATGGTGACTGGACGCGGGCAGATTTGGCTTGAAAAGAAGTACAGAATCGCGGTATAATCAAGCTTATTGGTGCTAATTGCTGGGTGTCCCCGGTGATTCGTCATGGCAGCGCGTGGACGCACGACCTAACTGACAGGAGGCAAAGACCCCACAGATTTATGCCCGTGTAGCTCAGAGATAGAGCGCATACAAGTCGAAAGGCCTATGAGGTCGCAGGTTTAAGTCCTGCCACGGGAACCAAATTCAACATAACGGAGAAAACATGAAAATCGAACAAATCGCAATTATGCAGCCGCACCTTGTCGCTCTATGCCAGATCAAGATCGACCCGAACACTAACCCGGCAAAATGCCTGCGTCAGGCTTTGGTTAAAACTGGCGCGATCATGCGCGATGTTGACCGCAAACAGAAAGCGCTATATCGCAAGCACGGCAAGATTGACCCGTCCGAGCCGCAAAAGGTCAACGTGCCACCCGAAGCGATGGAAGAGTTCGCCGCTGAGTGGGACGCGATCATGCAATCCGAAGTTGGCGAAAAATTCCGCACCTTTACTATGGTCGAATGGGGTGCACTGCCAGTTGAACCTATCCACTTTGCAGCAATCAGTGGCATCCTGTTTCATGAGGATGCCGAAGTTTAACCAGAATTCTCCCTCCCTGAGAATGGCGCCTCTCCCTGCGCCTTTGTCCCCCGCGCCAGTGATGACGTGGGGGAATTTTTTTGATACCATGCGCGAATGGCCAGACCCTCAAAGCTCACCAATGAAGAATTAGCGTCACTCCGAGATAGGCACATAAGCGGAGAAAGTATCCGTTCGCTCGCCAAAGAGGCAGGGATGGGGGAAAGCTCATTACGTGAGCGAATATCCGCGCAATCCGCGCAGATCAAAGCTGTTGCTAATCAAATGGTTGATGCAGACCGCGCAGTAAAGGCTTTGCCTATATCCGCGCAGATAGCCGCGCACTCTTTAGCCGATCACCTAAAAAGCATATCAAATCATCTAGCAGGCGCGGCAAGTCAAGGCGCGATGACAGCGCACAAGCTCTCGCAGATAGCCAATGCCAAAGCTCAAGAGCTAAACGAAGTCGGAAGCCTTGAGGAAAATGCCGAAGCGTTGAAGTCCGTCATCGCCATGACCAAGGGCGCGAACGATGCGGCGCAGATCGGATTGAACCTTCTGGCGGCAAATAAGGAAACGGTGATACAGATCAACAAATCCGGCGAACCAGACGCAAAGCCGCGCAGCCGAGCAGACTTCTATGCAACCGACGCTCAACCCTAACCTTCGTGACTTCTGGGCAAAGCCTGCGCGCAATCGCGTGTTGTATGGTGGACGCGACAGTTCAAAGAGTTGGGATGCTGCCGGGAATGCCATAGCATTGGCACAGTTCACCCGCGTTCGCACGATGGCAACGCGCCAGTTCCAAAATAAGATAGACGATTCGGTCTATACCCTGCTGAAAATCCAGATTGAACGGTTCGGGCTTAAAAACAGATTTGCCATTTACAACAATCGGATTGAATGCCCGGAGACTGGTAGCGACTTCTTATTTTATGGCCGAGCCCGCAATATTGATGAGATCAAGGGTACGGAGGGTGTTGACATTCACTGGGCGGAAGAGTGCCACCTAATGACCAAAGATGAATTTCTGATAATCGACCCGACCGTACGGAAAGAAGGTTCAGAGCATTGGTTCCTGTTCAATCCGCGATTTAAGCGCGATTTTGTTTATCAGAATTTTGTGGTCAATCCCCCGCCTGACACCATCGTTCGGCTAATAAATCACAATGAAAACCTGTTCCTGTCCAATACCAGCCGCAAGATCATCGAGCACATGAGTGCTACGGATAATGACCTGTACCAGCACATCTATGGCGGCGTTCCGATGGGCGATGACGAGCGTGTCATCATCAAGTCAACATGGATCGAGGCTGCAATTGATGCACATATTCGGCTTGGGTTCCCAATTGAGGGGCCGGATAAGATCGGGTTCGACGTTGCCGACGATGGGGATGACTTATGTGCCAATATCCACGCAAAAGGCTCTGTGGCGCTTTGGGGCGAGGAGTGGAAGGGGCGCGAGGATGAGCTGCTTAAGTCATGCTCACGCACGCACCAGAACGCCGCCGCGCGCGATGCGCATATCTACTATGATTCTATCGGGGTTGGCGCATCCTCCGGGGCTAAGTTTGCCGAGATCAACGCAGCCAAGGGCGTGAATATCCGGTATACCAAGTTCAACGCGGGCGATGCAGTGCAGAATCAAGACGCTTACTATTCGCGTGAAGGTGGAAACAAGATCACCAACAAGGATTTTTTCTGCAACCTCAAGGCTCAGACATGGTGGGGCGTGGCAGACCGCTTCCGCAACACCTACGATGCAATTCATAATGGCACTGTTTATCCAGTTGACCAGCTTATTAGCATATCAAGTACAATGCCACAGCTTGAAAAGCTCAAGAGCGAACTAAGCACACCGCGCCGAGACTTTGACAATAACGGGCGGGTAAAAGTTGAGAGCAAACGCGACCTAAAAAGTGCCACAAGAGAAGGTGGTGCTGTGCCTAGCCCGAACTTAGCGGACGCATTTATAATGACCTTCAGCCCCAAAAAACCGGGCGGATTCTTTGGAGCATGACATGATCGGAAATTTATTTCGCAAGTTGCTAAACCACGCAGCCCCGCTCTCAATGGGAGAGAAGCCAATGCCGCCCAGCGATGAGGCCGAAAACAAAACGCGCCAGTCATCCTATTTCAGCACGGACATTATCGAAGGCCCCGGCGATCCGGTGCTGAAACAACGCAGAATCACGCAGCTATGGGATAACACCATCGGGAAACTGGCAAAGCTCATGCCTACCGTACCGCACGAAGAAGGCACGGCGATGGACGCGGCGGGTGACATTCCGGCGATCAAGAGTGCCTACGCCCTATCCCAGCCCAATATCTCCGAAGTCCTGATGATGTGGTATGTCTCTCAGAGTTTCATCGGGCATCAGATGTGCGCGTTCCTGATGCAACACTGGCTTATTGAGAAGGTGTGCTCTATGCCCGCGCGCGACGCGGTGCGCAAGGGTTACGAGATCGTCAGCGCGAACGGCGACGAATTACCGCTTGAGATATTGCAGGAAATCCGGCGACATGACGAAGCCTTTAAGCTTGATGGCAATATGATGGAGTTCCTGCGCATGGGGCGCGGTTTCGGTGTGCGAATCCTGTTTTTCAAGGTTGACAGTCCAGACCCGCTCTACTACGAAAAGCCATTCAACATCGACGGAATACGCCCTAACAGCTATCGCGGCATGGTGCAGGTTGAACCGTACTGGACAGCGCCGATGCTTGACGCTGAATCGTCCGGCCAGCCTGACAGCATGCACTTCTACGAGCCAACTTGGTGGATGATTAACGGCAAAAAATACCACCGAACGCACCTGATTATATTCCGCAATTCCGAAGTGCCGGACATGCTCAAGCCAAGTTATATCTATGGCGGTGTGCCAGTGCCGCAGCAGATCATGGAGCGGGTCTATGCCGCCGAGCGCACCGCTAACGAGGGGCCATTGCTGGCGATGACAAAGCGCACAACGGTTTACAAGACCAACATTTCGGAAGCATTCGCCAACAAGGCTAAATTTGATCAGCGCATGGCCGATTGGATTGCGACCCGCGACAATCAGCAGGTTAAGCTGGCGGACGTGGACGATGATATGCAGCAGTTCGACACGGCGCTGGGCGACCTTGACGCAGTGATTATGACGCAGTATCAGATCGTTGCGGCGGCGGGTAACGTGCCTGCTACTAAGCTATTAGGCACGTCTCCAAAGGGCTTCGGGGCTGCTGGTGACTACGAAATTTCGAGCTATCACGAAATGCTCGAGAGCTTGCAGGCAAACGACCTTAACCCACTAATCATCCGGCATCACCAGCTTGTCGTTCGTTCGTTCATCAAGCCCGCGCACGGCATAGACCCAGACCTGCGCGCCAAATGGAACAGCCTAGACACACCAACAGCCACAGAAGAGGCCGACATCCAGCTAAAACAAGCCCAGCGCGATCAGGCTCTAATCGACTCTGGCGCGATTGATGGCGTGGACGTGCGCAACCGCCTGATAGCTGACCCGAAGTCGGGCTATACTGGCTTGCAGGCGGCGGAAAGGCCGATTGAGATAGAAGAGAAAGAGGGCGACCAAGCATGAGCAAACGCCCCTACTCCACGCACGACGAACTCGCATTCCTTGACGGCCTCGCAAAATCAGCATGGGTGTCCAACGTCTCCCGCGCTCGAATCCTCAAATCTCTGAAAAACTACGCAAAGACCGCGACTAATCGCACATGGCCGGACGGGGTGGACGGGAAAGCATGCAATGGGTATGCCGAAGTGCTGATTGGGAAGCTAACAAAAAGCACATAAATGTGCGATAGCCATACGTTATATTCATTTTGCGTTTGACATTAGGCTATAGCGGCGTAAAATCATTTGCACGGTGTAGGAAAAACCGGATAAACAAGGAAAGCGGCATGACCCCCAGCCATCAATGCAAGGCCTCAGGACTGAAAAGCCTAGCGGAGCTTTCTCGGATAAGCACAATCCCAGTGCGCACCCTCAATGGTTGGCATGAGAATAAGCCGATTGCATTTCGCGTGATGATTGCTGGCGCGGTGGCTATTAAAGCGAAGGAGGCCAAGCTATGAAACTAATCATAATCGCACTATTACTCACCGGATGTGCGACATTCGATGATCGTGCGGGCGATGTTGCTGCGCAAAATGCAATGGCCGCGAATCCTAATCCGTATGTGTTTGTGAATGTAGCCTATCGGGTGGTGGTTCGATATTTCAATCCAGAAAACGAGGGGGAGCAATGAAGCACATAATCTTTGCGCTATTGATCGTCTGCGCCCCAACCATCCGCCCCGCTCACGCCGATGTCATGGCAGTAGCCGAGACTCAGGAAAACGGCTACATCATACTCATGGACTACGACTGTACCCCGATGTGGGGCATGCACGGGCGGCGGTATGTCATCAATGATGCTTTCGGCAATGGCGTAGATGATGGGTGCTGGGAGCCTCGCGGCAAGTCTATTGTTGGCGTGAACTTGTCCGGCAATATGCAGAAGTGGAGAATGTCCGGCTTCAAGATTACGAACAAATATCCTGATCCGGAGTGATTGACATGGCACACGCTAAAGTCCGCCTTCTACCCCGCAAACAATCATCCCTAAAAAAGGGGAGCATCCTGCGCGGCAAGGCGTTGCGCGTATCGGTATCAATCGGTGCGCGCATGTCCGACAAGCTGATAAAGCACATCGCCATGATGACCCGCATCACAGAGCGCGAGATTGAGCGGCTATTCGAGGCCGACAACTACGCCGGAAACTATGGCATGGATGCCAATATCGGAAGTCAGGCACGAATCCTGATGAATAGCCTATCCGACCGATTCGAGGCCATGTTCGCCAGCATCGCTAATCCGGTGACGGATGACATGATCGACCAAGTGGATGGCAACAGCGCGGCCACGCTCAAAAGCTCCCTGCGCGAGATCGGCGCGGACATGACGTTCAAGACGGACATCATGACCGCAGAGCTAAGGGAGACAATCGCGGCCAGTGCTGCTGAGTCTGTGGCGTTGATTAAGCGCGTTCCAGCAAAGTACCTAGACCAGATCACGGGCGGCGTGATGCGCGCTA